TCTCGAGTGCTTCGTCCTTCTTCTCGAAGTAGTACTCGACTTGATAGACGTTCTTGCGCCAGTAGACGGTATTGTCTCCTGCGAGCTGATCCTGTCCTGCACCCAGGTACACCATGAACGGAGGATTGACCGCCGTCTTGAAGTGTGAGTACGCGACAGGGATGCCCGCCCTCTGCAGTGTCTCTGCTATGCTCATTTGCTCAGATCCTCCTCGATCTTGCGGACGAGTTCTGCGCTCGCCTCTTTCTCAGCTGGCCCGATGTGCTCCTGCGGATCTTGCCTTCCGTAGGTGCCTGCCTGGTTGCGTTTGATATGCCCCTTCTCGAGCAAGTGCGTCAGACGATAATGGTCTTTGTTGTAGACCGTCGTCGTCTTCGTCGCTCTGTCGCGCTTCAGCGTCCAGCTTCTCGCATAGTCGCCCGAGTCTTTAGGCGACGTCTGCTTCAGACGCTGCACGGTATCCTTCGCGACTTGCTCAATATCTTTTTCAGCAGTCTCGCGGACTTTCTTCTCGTATTCGTCGAGGATCTCCGCGATCTGACTGGACACACTATCAAGCGCCATTTTCCGTCCTCTCCTCCAGCGTGAGTTCGATCGCGTCCTTCTCGGGCCTGTGATAGGCTCTGAGGACCGTGTACTCTTTGCCCTCATACAGGGCGACCTTCTCGCCTTCGTAGTCACCCGCGAACATTACGAGCACCACGGACGGCTTCAGACCGCTCTGCGCCGCCTGATAGAAGTCGTTCGAGTAGACCGAGCGCGGCTTGACGAAGACCTGACGGTCCTCATACACCGCGACCTGATTGAGCGCCGCGTCCTGCGTGTAGGTCACCTTGCGAAGTGTTGCGACAGACTCATACATCTGCCTCACCCCAGTCTGTGTGCCCTGTGTGCATCGACAGCTGTGCCTTCTGCTCGTCGTACGCCTTCTTCAGACGGTCAGCGTCATCGGGCGTGCCGAAGTTCAGCGCACAGTACGTGCAGACGGCCTGCTGGATGATCGGATCGTTCGTTGTGTCGACGTTTACGACGCCAGCGATGCCGAGATCCTGCGCTGCAGCATCAATGAGCATATTCAGTTGTGCATCGTACGCATCCGTGCTGACGCGCAATGCCATCTTTACAAGTTCAAGCATCTCATTACCTCAATAGGGAAATAGAGCCGCCCCGAAGAGCGGCTCGTGTTTTGCTGTTTAGCTTCGCCGATTACATTGCGACGAATTTGCCCGGAGCGACGACGTCGAGGCCGACGTACAGTCTGCCGATGATGCGGACGATGTCTTCGTCAGCCTTGCTCAGGTCGTCAAACTTGAACTTGGCGTCATCGCCTTCGGGGAAGTTAGCCTGCACGCCGGACAGGTCGCCGACGATCAGCTTCTTCGCGCCGAGAGCAGCGGCGTCAGTGTAGACGACTCTCATGCCATCGAACGGATCGTAGCCGAACTGAGCCGCCAGCGCAGCCTGCTTGATCTTCGCAGCTGTCGCTCTTGTGGTAATGACGACCGGATTGGAAGCCTCGCCGCCGAGCAGACCTTCTGCGCCGACGATGTCCGCTGTGGTCGGGTCTGTGCCTGCCATCGTGTAGGATGCGGTCAGGCTGGAAGCAACGATCTTCTGGACGACTTTGTTGGCGACCAGCTTGATGATGTGATACTCAAGCTCGTCGTACAGGTAGTCGAGCATTGCGTCATTGCTTGCGAGAACTTCGTCAGAAACTTCGACGACTTTCTTCGCCATTTCAGGGATCAGCTCTGCGTAGTTGATCACGAGGTTCTGCGGAGTAACAGCTTCGCCGCCTTCAGCATGGAAGACAGCGCCGGTCGCGCTTGCTTCGTAGCCGACCTTCAGGTTGCCCTTGAAGTAGGTCTTGATGACCATCTGCATGATCTCGTCGTTCTCCCATGCAGTGTGGATTCTTTCCTCAACACCGGTCGGGACTGCGATGGTGCCGTTCTCTGCGTTCTCGGTCAGCAGGGCGCGCTGCTCTTCTCTGAGCGCATCCATGCTGCAGTTAGCCTTCAGGTATTCCGCAAACGCGTCGCGGTATTCTTTGCTTGCTCTGATTTCGATGGAGTTCATGGTTTTTCTTTCCTCCTGTGCTTTCTCGATAGTTTCGCCTTCGCCGTTGATGACCTTCTGCATCTCTGCGCGCTTCTCTTCGGCTTCGGCTTTGATGATGTTCTTTCTCTCTTCGATCATGTCGAGCTCGGCGGACAGTTCCGCGAGGATCTCTTCGGACGCGTCACGCGTCTCTTCTGCGATCTTGGCGGCTCTCTCTTCACAGCCCTCCATGTCGAGGATCATGACTTCTTCTCTTGTCATGCCTGTTCCTTTCCGAGAGCTTCGGCTCTCTTCATGATCTGCTCGCGCTTCTCTCTCAGCTCCTGCGCTTTGAGTCGCTCCGCTCTCGCTTCCTCGATCGCTCCGTCAAGGAACCGTGCGCTGATGCTGGTGCCCGGATTGGCGGGCAGTGATACTGCGCTCACGTCGTACAGCTTGCCGACCTTCCGGATAGTCCTGAGCACGTGCGTCTTGCCGGTGGTGCTGTCTTCCTGGATCACCTGCTCGTCTTCATCGACAGTGAATCCAAAGCTCATCCTGTCGGTGTAGCCTCCGGCGATCTCTTGGTACAGTCCCCGACCGATGTCCGTGCCGGACAGATCGGCGCTAATAAATAACCCCTTGTCATCGGGAGTTACTGTCAGAGTGTTATTGCGGACACGTGCGAAGACGCGCCCCTGGTGGTCGTACTGCATGATGACGTCCTGCATGTCGGTCTCGTCAAACGCATGCCGGTCGACCTGCTCGTAGACTTCGACGTCTGCATCCTTCCAAAGCAGATACGGATCGTCGAACGTGGAGGCGTACCCTGTGACGACCATGCGCTCCTCTTCGGGTTCTTCAGACTCGTCTCTCTTTTCGATCGCGAGCATCATCTCGCGGTATTCTCTTTCTTTACTCGGCATCGCTGCCTCCTTCCTCCTCTTCAGTGAGGTCATCAGTCGCTTTGTACTCGCCCCTGATCGGCGCGACCTGTCCGGCCCCATCCGGCAGCGGCGCGTAGTTGAATAGCTCGCGGATCTCGTCGATCATGAGTGCACCCCTGTCGCCGAGTTCCTTCGCCATCTGCACCTTCGCGGTCGTGCTCATGTACTGCAGCCTATTTGCGTTGGCGATCAAGTAAGAGCCCTGTGCGCGTTCGCGCTCCGTGAAGATGGCCTTCGTCATCGCCTCAGAGAACTGGATCGCGAAGGGCTCGATCGCCCCATTGAAGAACGCGTCGAGCTCATCCCCTGCTGCGAGGTTCTGCATCACGCGTTCGTTCACGCCAAAGTAGTTGGACACATTCGTCTTGATCAGCTCCATCTGAGCCGCGTCGACTGTGTACGGTGTGTTCTTGATCTGCTGGATGTTCTGATACGTATTCGGGAACAGTAGCAGACCGCCCGCCTCCGCATCCGCGACGAGATTCTCCTGCGTGAAGCGTTTGCGCTCTTTCGCAAGATCGTCTGCCATCGTGAAGTTGTTGACCTGTGCCATGAAGCGATAGGTCGCGGAGTTCTTCACCGCTTCCTCGATGCCCTCGTTCTGAATGTGCACGAGCTTCATCGTCTCATCCAGCGCGCCGTTGCCATCGCCGAAGAAGTCGTTCTTGTACTGGTACTTCGTCAGCACCGCGCAGTCTTTCATCGGCGTCGCTGCCGTCTGACCGTGCGCGAATTTGTACCTGAGCCACGGCTCACCCTTGAAGTCGACCACCTCGCACTTATCCGGAAGCACCGGGAAGTAACCGGTCGTGGCCAAGTACTCGTCGAGCACCGGCACGATGATGCACGTCGAACGCTCGGATGCGTCGAGGATCGTCGACACCCTGTACAGGAACTGCGACCAGGTCTGCCACTGGTTCGGCCCCTGGCGAAGTTTCGACTGGAGCCCCGGCTTCGCTGCGCCGTGGATCTCCACCTTCAGCTTCGAGATGTGTCTCGCCCTGGCGTCGATCGCTGCGCGCACCAGGTCGCTCTCATAGATCGCACCGCGCCATGTCGTGAACGCGGGCCGATATGCGGTCAGCGTCTTGAACGTCGCCCGGGCGTTCTTTAGTGCTTCCTGCTCTGCCCGGTTCTTGTCCGGACGGAATATGCTATCAAGCAGGCCCATGTGTTACCCTCTCTTATTCTTCAGTTGCTCGCCAATCTCCGGCGCCCACTTCTGCCTGACTGTCATTGCGTCCAGCAGAGCGGCCATGCCGTCGATGTGCCGAGTGTTATTTACTTTGACGAGGCGACCGCGGCCGCGCTCGTTGTTCATCTTGATCGCGCTGTCAAGGAAGTGCATCTTCAGCAGGTCGTTGTCGCCGATGTGGATCTTGCCGTCCTCGATCAGCCCCTGCGTCTCCTGCATGACCCCGAACAGGTTGTCGCCCTGGAAGACGTCGTCACACTGGAAGCCGTACGCCTTCAGGTCCTGCGTGAGATAGTCCGCGCTGTATCGGTCGTAGCCGATCTTCAGCGGCAGGATCTCATAACGCTGCACCAGGTCGACGATCCAGTTGTAGCAGTCGTGGTAGTCCACGAAGTTCTCCCCGGACGGACTCAGAAGTCCGCGCTGGATGTATATCTCGTATGGCACGCCGTCACGCATCGTCGACTCCTGGATCTTCTCGCTCGGAAGCCAAAAGTGCGCGAGCACGTACAGCTCGTCGTTCTTCTCAATGACCGCGACACACGCCGTCAGGTCTCTCGTCTGAGACAGGTCGACACCGACGACCGCGTAACTGTGCTGTAGATCCTCCGGACCGAAGTGTTCCCCGCAGCACTTGCCCACCTGTTCGGCAGCGAGCCATGCACTGCTCGAGTTCTGTTTCAGGTTGCAGTACTTGCAGATGAACTCGCGCTTCTTGCTGAGCGATCCCTCTGCGATAGCGATCTCTTCGAGCAGGTACGAAACGCTGACTGACGTCCCGAGGTTCGGATTGCTCTTGGCGAGCTCATTGATGTCGTTCCACTTCGTGACGTCGTCGATCATGTACAGCATCGGGAGCAGCCTCGTCTCTTTGCTGTCACCTTTGAGGAAGTGCGTCGACCTCTTCACCAGCTCGTCGTAGATGCCGTCCGAGACATAACCCGCAGTCGAGCACGACAGGAGCAGCGCGGGCTTCTCGCCCATCTCCCTCGCGCCCATCGCGGACTTCATGACCTCGTACTGCTTCAGGCCCTTGTCGCCTTCCCAGCTCGCGACCTCGTCGCAGATGGTCAGCGATGGATTGAAGCCGTCGCTCTTCTTCGCACTGAACGCGATCTTCTTGACCGTGCTGTTCGTGCCAGGGATGCACAGATCCGACTGCCGGTGCCGTGCCAGCAGGCTATCGTCCAGCGTCTTCATGTTGTGCGCGTCCTTCGATGCCTGGATCTCTTCCTTCAGCTTCTGCCACTCCGGATCAAGCTGGATCATCTGCCACACGTTGTTGTAGATGATGTCTGCCTGTTCGAGCTTCGGTGCCAGGCAGTAGACTCTCGCACCGTACCCGCCGTCGACGTACATGACGTACTTGCCGATCGCGGATGCCAGCAGCGACTTGCCGTTCTTCCTGGCGACGATCATCACGACCTCGCGGAACTGCCTCTTCTTCGTCTCGGTGTTGTAGACTCCGAAGATGCACGAGATGAACGCCTTCTGCCACAGCTCGAGCTTGAACGGTCCCGGAGCGAGCGGGCCTTCAGTGTGGAAGCAATGCGTCTCGATCCAGTCGATCGCAGCGCCCGCTTCCTTCTGATCGAAGTACGACTCCTTGCTCTCCAGCATCGCAATGATGCGCTCGTACGCCAGGCGGACCCATTCGCCAACTGTTATCGAGCCGTCGCTGATCTTTTGGTAGTATTCGTAGATGTAATTCGTCATAGATCTGCAGACATCTCCCTAAAACTGCACTAATCTGCATAGATCTGTGTTAATCTGTCGCTCTCGATTTTTGTCAGAGACGCCTCCCCCCGCTCGGTGCCCCGTGGTATCCGTGAAAATCAGCATGAGGGGGGCCATCGGGCGCAGTTTTTCGTGTGATCACGCGATTTTTCACGAAAAAATGACCGCGCCCGTGACTTTGTCGATGCGATACCGCCGAACCATGTGCCGCTTCGCGTGGCAATCCTTGCACAACAGGCACAGATTGTCCCAGTTCAGCGTGATGTTCGGGTTTCCGATGTTGTCCGGTGTCAGCGCCTTGATGTGATGCACCTCTGCACCGGCTGTGATGCGTCCCTGTTTGAGGCAGTCCTCACATAGACCGCCCTTGCTCCGCTTGTACGATTCCCTGCAGGCCTTCCAGGCTGCGGAGTTGTAGAAGGCTCTGCTGAAGTCTTGCGCCATGCTATCGCCTCCTGCCTGCTGGTACGAAAAAAGCCGACCGAGATGGTCAGCTTCTTCCGAGTTACGTTTTGCTTTGAAAGGAGTTCTATGAATCCATGCTTTCCTGCGGAGAGATCTGCCGAAGCCGTACCCCGGCAGACCCGTGTGTCGGAGTTTTCCGAGACAGGTCTGGAGTCCTATCTCATTATCTCCCGATACCATATTAGCACCGATTCTGCGTGAAAAAAGGACATCATGCCTTTACTTGTCTTTTTTCTGATGCACAACGATGTACGCCGCGCTCATGACCATCGCCACGATGATGACCGTCACGCTGATGATCCCGCTGATCGCTATTGCCATTGCTTCCTCTCCCTTCTCTCTTGATCGAGCTTACGCTGTTTCTTCAGCATCCTCTCGGCTCGCCATCCACTAAAGCCTTCCACCAACAGATTCACAAACAGAGCCGTAGCGAATCCGCAACCGATTCCAATCAATAAACTTGTCGCTGAAATCACTCTTCCACCTCCTCATCCATGACCGCCCCGCAAGCCAAGCAATACTTTGCGTACTCCATGAAATCCAGGCACTCATCCTTCTCATCTTCTTCAAATCTGAACACTTCATCACAGCAGCTGCAATGGAGCGTCATATCTTCCTGATTGAATATCCAATGCCCATGCCTAACTGGTGCGACATCTGCGGATGGAATGCTGAGGATTTCATCGTATACTTTCCCAAGTTCCTCTTGGAAATTCAACAAGCCATCGTGCATCCAGTACAACTTAGAATAAACTTCTGTTGCATCCTCTCTCTTGATGTAGTCACTCATCTTTTCGCCTTTCCCCGCAAGAGCAGTATCCATTATCGCCGTAGAATTTTGCCGCTTGGCACTCTCCGTATAGGAAACAATCCTTGCACCGAACCACCTCTACAACATCTGCGGATTCTATCTTCATGAAGTCATTTCGCCATCCATCAAGTTCAAAATTGAAGTCCGCAATTTCATCGCCCTCTGACAGATGGAATTCTTGTGGAGCAATAGCCACCATTGTCTTGATATTTTGTATGCCAGAGTCTTTATAGGAATCAAGTACCATCTCAAACAGTTCCAGTGCATCCTCTCTCTTGATGTAATCAGTCATTGTTTTCGCCCTCAATATCAACCCTGAATTGCGATCCGCTTTTGCAAGTACCAACGAGCGTATCGGAATCTGTGACCGGCGCAATCTCCACACTCACAGCCCTGCCGTGGGCAATAGCATACTTTGCTATTTCCTCTGCGATCAGCCCGTACTCACCGATTTTCGTTTCACCAAGTTCTATGATTTCGTTCTTCAACTCATTCATCGTCTTTCCTTTCTCCGTCAGAACAATAGTCCATTCGGTTTCTGAATTTGACCAAACGCTCATAATCGTCAGGGTCTTCCCTATCGTGGTTGCAGCAATACTCGCGCAATGTGTTTATGCATCTACCACTAACATTGATGCCAACGCTGAGCGGTACATGCGGTGAATCATCTTCAACGTCCGTCCTTTTACCACCGCCATGATCTATATGTGGCGGGTCATACCACTTGCAATCCTTGCACCTCACTACAGGTTCGGCATCTATGGGCGTCATGTAATCCAATATGTCACAAACCTCCATCCATGTAATGTTATCGCATTTGTTTATATAGTCCTTGTTATGGCGCTTACAGTCTTCGCAATTAACAGTTAGCCCGAGCCGTTCAAACAGCTCATCAGCATTGAACATCAACATCAATAACTCCTCCATTCACTTGCAGGCTCAGCCCAGCCCGCTCTCTCAACTATCCCAGCAAGGAAGACGCGCCGCTTCCTGCTCCATGTCCGTTCTGTCGCTCCGTCGAGCCTCCACATCGGCACGCCCCGGCACACGTTCTCGAGGATGCCCGCCCTGTACTCGGGCTCGATGTCGAGCAGTGCACCCTCGATGATGCCGATCTCGTGCGTGATGCGTTCGCGTCTGATCGCTGCGGCTGCCGTCGGGTCGCTGGTCTTTGTGCCTCGAGGCTGTCCGTCCATCATCGGCGCCTGGGCGATCATCTCGTCGGCTTCGTGTCTCAGACGGTCGTAGCTTTTCGCGAAGTACAACGCGCGGCCTCTAAGGTCCGGAGCGTACGGCCATCTGTCAAGCGTCTGCATTTTTATCGCCTCCTTCCTCTTTCAGGACTCGCCTGAATTGGCTTCGTTTACTTCCGCGTCGTTCCGCGAACGTAACGGCGTTGTATACAGACTTCTCTGTCTTGCCGAGCATCTGCGCCAGTTCCCCGCAGGTGTCAGCAATAGCGATCGGTAGTTCGTACTTATCCGGCGAGACCAGCATCCAGTAATAACGGCTTCCTGTGTTCACGTCTTCCTCCTCTCACTTCTTGCACGCTGCGAACCAGTCCGGCGGATCAGCGAGCCATGCATCGACCGCGTCCTTGTCCGCGATGACCGTGCCGTTCTCTTTCCGGATCGGCATCTCGTCCCGGTGCCGTCTGATGGTCGTGCCCGCGATCCCGATGTAGTTCGCGATCTCTTTCGTGCCGATCAGCTTGCCTTCACGCTCCATCTGCAGGATCTCGTCATCGTCATCGAGGTAGATCCGGACGAACTTGCTCTTGCCGTCCCGCTCTCGTGCGTGGCTGATGCTCGACATCACCGACTCCCTCGATGTGCCAGCCCAGTCCGCGACGTCCTGTGCGTTCCGTGCCACGTACAATGGCAGCTCATCTTCCTCGAGATCCACGACCATCCACAGAGCCGGCCTGTTCGCTCCCATCAGATGCGGCCCTCCGTTTTGCTCCGGATCATGCACGCCAGTTTCTTCGTCGTTACTGCGGACCACTGGATCGCTTCGGCAAGCGTGAGGATCTCCTCGAAGGCGACGCTGTCGTTGTCCAGCGCGTCCGCGTATTCTGTGCGCTCTTTGAGGATCTCTTCCTTGCGCTTCTTGGCCGCGTTCGCTTCTGCCTCTGCTTCCATGATGCGATCCTTCAGATCAGCGACCTCGGCCTCGTGCTGCTGCTGCATTTTGCTGATGGTCTTCTTCAGGTCGATGTTCTCCCGGACCCTGTCCTTGAGCTCGGCCTTCAGGATCTCGATGTCCTGCCCGGCGTCTTTCACCTGCTGGATGATCTCCAAGTTCTCTTGGATGCTCTCCGGCAGCGGCGTCGGCTGGTTCCCTTCGGGTTCCCTTTTGATTCCATTCTTGGTGATCTCCCTGACCGCCTGTTTTTGTTTCTCCGCTGCGTTCTCGCTCGGTGTGCCCACTTCTTCGACCTCCTCCTGTTTCGGTTTCTGTGGCTCGATTTTCGATACTGTGACAGGCGGCAGATTGACCTT